CTGGCACGTCCGGATCGAATAGCCGTACCGATGGCACCCAGCGCGCTTTCACGGAATCCCAGCTCAAGGGCGTTCTGTCGAGCTGCTGGACTAACGGCGGCAAGCCCAACATGATCATGGTTGGCGCCTTCAACAAGCAGACGTTCTCCACCTTCACGGGCCGCGCAACCACGATCCAGGAGGCGGACTCGAAGAAGATCGTTGCTTCGGTCGATGCCTATGAATCTGACTTCGGCCGGCTGAAAGTCGTCCCCAACCGCTTCATGCGCGTTGACGGTTCGTCCCGCGTTGGTCGCGAAGCGCTGATACTGCAAACCGATCTGTGGGCGATTTCCTTCCTCAATGGACGCAACATGATCCAGATTCCTCTGGCGAAAACCGGCGACAGCGAACGCCGGCAGGTGCTGGCTGAGTGGTCAGTTGTGTCCCGCAATGAGAAGGGCTCGGGCGGGGTCTTCGACCTCACCACGGCTTAAGCCTCGGATCAACTCATAGGGCGCCTCTAGCGCCCTTTTCTTTTGGAGGCTTGAATGGCTCTTCCCAATAATCGTCCCTTTGATGAGCAGCGGACTTCGGTGCAGACCACCTCCATTGGTGGTACGCCTGTGGCTGTCTATGCTCCAGTGCAGTATCGCGGCCAAATCACTAAACTGAGCCTTGTCGCCCAGGGTGTGATTACGACGGCCGACTGCGCGATCGCCGTTGCGATCAACGGCACGAACAATACCGCCCTGGCCGGTACGCTTCCTGTCGCGAGTGCCGCGGCCGGCCAGATTGCAACTTGGACCCCGACGGCCGCGGTCTTTGTGAACGAAGACGACGTGCTCAAATTTACTCCCTCGGGAGCGTCGGGCGCGTCGATCGGAGGTCTCTTCACCGTCTACATCAATCCGATGTGAGGATCATTCTAAATGTCGGGCATTCAATATGTCGGGACGGCCTATATCGGGCCGTCCAACAATGCGGCCTATACGGGAACGGCAGGGTCGGTTGGTCCTGTCGGCGCACAGACCTATAAGGTTCGCGTCGTCTGCACGACGGACGCTTTCGTAACTTCGGATGGTAGCACGCCATCCGCAACAAGCGGCGCCTATGTCGTCGGCCTTACGCCAGAATATTTTACTGTGCGGCCTAACTCGACGATCAAGGCCGTGCAGGTTTCGTCCGCCGGCACTCTCTATGTGACCGAGTGCGTGTGATGCTTGAAGGGACTGAGGTCAGGTTTCACCTCGACAGCAACGGGGAAGACCTGACCGTTCAGCATACGCAAGATGTTGAGGCTATCATTGAGCGCAACAAAGCGCTTCAGGCGATGGCTCAGAAAAGCGATTGGGGAAGGCATGTTGCCAGTATCCCCAATGTGATCCTCATGCGCTGGCTGGACGAGGAAGCCGCTAAGGGAAATACGACCATTCGCCTGTTCACGCCCGAGTTCGATGAGCTTGTCGATCGCAAGCTGAAGGACCCGGAATGGAAATATCTGCGGACTGACAGCGCCCATGTGAATGGGTTTCTCGGGTTCGGCTCATGAGCTTTACTGACTATCCGGGCTTGACAGCTAACGTAGCAAGCTGGCTCGCGCGAGACGATCTGACCGCATTCATCCCCGACATGATCACGCTGTTTGAAGCGGCGGCATGTCGGCGGCTGAAGGTCCGGCCGATGGAAACAACGATCTCGTTGACGCCATCAAACGGAACGGCGACGCTGCCCCCTGATTTCTTGGGCTGGCGGCGCGTGACATGGACCGGCTCCCCGAACCGGGAGCTGGATTACGTTGCCCCGCCGATCTATGCGGTTGAGTACGTGCCAGATGATGCCGGGGTGATTATCGGACTGCCTATTATCTTCACGATCGAGGGCGGCAATCTGCTCGTCAAGCCGGTCGATGATACCGCGCTGACGTTCACCTATTACCAGCGTACGGCTGCTGTCAGTGGTGCCCTCAATTGGCTCTACAGCAATCATCCCGACGCCTATCTGTTCGGCACGCTTGCGGAAGCGAATTTCATGAATAAGGGCACAGCTCTTACGCAGGCTGCTATGTGGAAGCAAAGGCGAGATGAGGTCTTTGACGAAATCACGCATGTCGATTTCAACGAGCGTCAGGGCATGTCCATGCGTGTGATGGGCGTTACGCCATAATGCCGCTGCTTCCTTGGGGCTCCTGGCAGCCGGACACGGCCGATTATGAATCGCAAACCCAGGCGCACAACATCCTGAATGTGCTACCGCGCGGTGATGGCTATGGCCCGATGCCATCGTTTTCGGTGGCCTCGCAATCTCTGTTCTCGACATGCCGCGGCGCATTCTACGCTCTGAAATCCGACGGCTCGGTCGTCATCTTTGGTGGAACGTCCAACGCGCTCTATCAAATGAGCAATACCGATCTGAGTTGGAAGCCGGTCGGACGGATTGCGAACTGCACGATTTCAAACGCGAGCCCCGGCGTCGTGACGCTGGCTAATTCGTTCGCTGCGAATGAACCCGTTGTGTTTGGCGCGGGCTCCGGAACGCTTCCGTCCCAGATCGTCGCCGGAACGGTCTATTACGTAAGCGGGACAGGGCTTTCGGGCGCTTCATTCAGTGTATCGGCTACTGCCGGCGGGACGCGGATCAACACAAGCGGCGGCTCTGGAACGGTCAACGTCACCTCGCACTATTCGGCCTTGAGTTCAAATGCGCAATGGCAGTTTGCCCAAACCGGAAACCTCGTCTTTGCAGCGCAGGCCAATGAGCCCTTACAGGTGTTCGACCTTTCGTCCGCTACGGCCTTTAGCAACTCGCTGGGAAGCCCTCCTCAAGCGGCCTATATCAGCGTCGTCGGACGCTTCCTTGTTCTCTCTGGCCTTCTCTCGCAACCCTATCGCATCCAGTGGAGCGGGCTAGGAGACTATAATTCATCGGCAAGCTGGATGTCAGGAACGAACAGCTCTGACTTTCAGGACTTTCCCGACGGCGGCATTGTCCGTGGTGTCGCGGGTGGCGAGTTCGGGACCATCTTTCAGGACCAAGCTATCCGCCGCATGGCCTATGTCGGCGGTGACGTGATTTTCCAGATCGAGCGCCTGACGCAGGATTTGGGATTGTTCGCGCCGTATTCGATCATCCGCGCCGGCACAACGACCTTTTTTTATTCCAACAAAGGCTTTCAGAAAAGCGAGGCCGGCCAACTTCCGGTGCAGATCGGAAGAGAGCGCGTTGACCGCACCTTCCTGAAGGATCTCGACAAGACGAATCTGCAACTGTTTATTGGGGCTGCCGATCCGCGAACCTCGTTCGTCTATTGGGCCTATAAATCGACGGGTGGCGCGGCAGGATTGTATGACAAGATCATCGGATATGATCCGGCGCTAGACAAGTTCTTCCCGCTGAATGTGTCGGGGGAATATCTCCTCGGGATTTCTCAGCCGGGCATTACGCTGGAATCTCTCGATAGCATTTCTTCGTCGATCGACGCACTCACACTGACGCTGGATGCATATGCAACGTCGGTTCAGCCGCAAATCGCGCAATTCGATAGCACCCATAAGCTGGGGTATTTCACAGGAGCTAACCTCGAAGCGACAATGGAAAGCGCGGAGCAAGGGACCGACGGGGAGCGCATTTTCATTGATGGATTTCGCCCCATAACTGACGCTCCGTCGTTCTTCGGTTCTCTGTCCTATCGAGAGACCCAGCAGAACACGCCGGTCTCGACGGCAGAAATCGCGATCAGTTCGCGCACTGGCCGCTGCGATGTGCGCCGTTCAACACGGTATGGACGCTTCAAGGGAAGAATACCGGCCGCGACAGTCTGGACATTCTGTGCCGGGGTTGAGCCAAGCGTCAGTCAAGATGGGGCGAATTGATGGTGTACGCGCCTGGTACACTAGACAAGGACCAGACCAAGCAGAATATGGCGTTGCAGCAGCACGCCCAGAAGATTTCCGATAACATCGCGAATATCGCGACAAATACGACCAGCATCGCAACCAACACGACGAATATAGCCAGCAACTCGGCTGCGATCACGACGCTTCAAACGCCAAATTATGGTCTCGTCAACGCGGGCGGTGCGCTCGGAGTATCGCTCTCCAAGATCACCGCATCGCTAGGCGCTGATGTTGGGCTTAATGCCGCTACCTATACGGACGGACCATCTGTTGCGCAGGGAGCAACTGGGACGTGGCTTGCGATTGGCACTGTGAGTGTCGTCGATACAGCAGCGGCCCGGAACATCAATTTCAAGCTTTGGGACGGCACAACGGTTGTTGATAGCTGCACAGTGAGCAC